CTTTTTAAATCGGTTTTTTAAACTTTTTGGCTTTCACCAACAAATGTCAAAACTTGATTTCTTAACGGAGCATTGGCACCCACAACAACAGGTTGTTTTTCGCCATATCCTCTTTTAAGTGTTATAGTTTTGCTCTCATTTAGATACGCATCTAACGTAACTGGAACATAGGATTTTTTCATAACATTAATGTTTTATTTTTTATTATATATCTACCTTATCAATTAACAAATTACATAGGTAATGTTAACATCAATTTAATAGCTGAAAAAACGAAGTTTGCCGGTTTCATCGTCAATTGAACCATCTACCGTCTTGCCTTTATTTATTTCAAGCCATTTAAAAAATGGTGTATTATTTAAAATGAGATTTTTTGCGTGATTTATTACTTCATCAGTGATTACGCCTTCAGTTAGATTTAATAATTTTTCGGTTTCTATATAAAAATCATCATAATCTATTTCTGTAGTCATTCCACCTCTAGAAAAATATGGCCATCTTTCCGTTTCATCTCCGCCACTTCCATAATCCGTTGTAGTAGCCCAAAATCCTTCGTTTAAAGCGACCTTTTTTGATTTAGGTTTTATAATAGTTTCATTAATCGTTTTCGCTCTCATAGTAATCGTCATCAATTTTATCTTTATCATCTAACAAATATTCATATTCTTTTGGATCAATGATTTCAATTTCTTTAAATCCTGGTATAGATGCTAATTCTCCGATAATTTCTATTTTATCCAACCTATGATCAAGTTCCATGTTTTCTAAGGGTTGTTCATCCCCTTTAACAACCCTTACTACCCAATTTTCATCATCTGTATCTTTGTAAATTTTTGCAATTATTTCATCTTCCTCTCCAGGATTTATACGAATGTGAAAACAATATTCATCACGAGGTTCATCCTCATCTTCATAATTCATTAATTCGAGTTCTGTTTCAATGTCTTCTTGCTCTCTTAATGAAGGCATTTTAAAGGAAGGTTTGTCTTCGGCCTTTAAGGTTTCATCTACCAAACGATCATCATCAGATTTATCAAATGGAAAATCTTTATCAACTATATCTTCAGCAGAATTATCATAATCCATCCTGTCATCCATGAAATCTATTTCATCTTCTTCTGTATCAGAAAAATCTTTTGTTAACTCAGGATATTCAGGTATTTGGTGAGGAACTAAAGCAATGCCGTTTTCTTCGTCGTCATCTTCAACTTCAATCGGTTGAATAACCATTTCATCTTCATCATGATTTTCTTCATCATAATTAGTAATGAAATTTTTTATGTCTTGAAGTTTAGATAATTCCTTTTCAAGTCCTACTAATTCATTATCAATGGTGCTTACAATTTCATCTGTAACGGATTCGTTCAAAGATTGTTTTATAGCTTCTATTTCCTTTTCTTTTTGTTCTATTTCTTCTTCTTTACTATTAAGCATTTCCCCATACACATCATGTTTAGGTTTTGGAGCCAATATTTTGTGTCCAGGTTGGTCAGCTTCTTCATACCCTGCCAAATCCTCTTCCATATCTACGTTTAAATTACGTAAATCTTGTTTTAAATCTCTAAGTTCTTGTTGTAAATAATAAAGTTGTTCTTCTTTATCTTCACGTTGTTTAGATGACAACTTACGTTTTTTTGGAAGTGAAGTGCTTAAAATTTCTATATTTTGTTGGTCTAACCATTTTGATGAAATTGGTTCAGAATTAAAACCATCATTAGACAAATGAACTATATCAAATTTAGGACGATGATCTTTTTCAACGTTTCTTACTACTTTTTTTTTACCATTAACCAACAATTCCATTCCTTCTTTATAATCTCCTATGCTTTCTGCAACAAAAGGAACTTCTGGTGCAAAAAACGGAATTTCTGTTGTTTCATCAGCATTATCTCTTGAATTTCTCTCTTCATCAACTATTCTTTTTGCAGCTTCTTCTGGGCTTTGTCTAAGCTCATATGATTCTTGTACATCTTCATCATGCATATAGGCTAAGGTTTCTCCATCATTATAAATGTTATCTATTTCACCTATAACCATTTCACGGTAATCATCCAAAGATGGAATTTCAAATTTTCCTTTTGGCCTTAATATTGACATTGATTCTAAAGCTTGACCACCTGTATTTGTAGAATTTGGTGTTGTTGTATTAGCGTTATTGGCTGCTGCTTTCTGAACGTTTTCTGCAGCCGGTTTTTGTGTTGTGACAGGTTTGTTTTGTTGTGTTGCAGCTTTAGTTTCAATTGCAATCAGATTTTTTTCTAAGATGTTAATTTCATTGTTTATCTGATTTATTGTTTTTGTTTGCTGATCCAATTTTGTACGTTTATCAGCTATCTGTTTTTTTACAGCCAAAAACTGTTGTGCCAATGTAGGGTCAGTTATATTAACGTCTTCGTTTATCTTTCTTGTTATAAAAACTTTTCGCATGGTAATGTTTTATTTTATTTATCTGATAATATGTTTAATTTAATTTTTGATTTATATTTTCCACGTATTTTGCCAAATTTAGCTATTTTCATTTTATATCTTGATTCATCATTCATTTTTTTACCCTTTGATGATTCACTTATTTTCTTCTTGGTTTCGTCTGAATGTTTTCTTTCTTTTCTTTTCTTCTTTAATGATTCTTTCCATTTATATAAACGTAAATTTGCTTCTTTTTCATCATATTTTTCTAACCATAAATCATACAAAGATTTTTTATACATTCCATTATTTTTTCCTAAAGTTTTTTTTGAACGAATTTCTTTATTTTCATCTTTAAACTTTTTCTTTAATGTGTCACTTATTTTTAATTTTGTTTTTTCAGATGTTATTCTTCCTAATTTTTTTAAACTTATTTTTTTTCTTGTTTCTTCTGTTCTAGTAACTCCTATATGTTTATGTGGTTTATTTTTTAAAGAGTTAGAAATTTTAATTCTTATTTCTTTATTTCTAAAGCCTTTTATTTTTTGTTTAGATTCTTCACTCCAACAATCTTTAACACCGTGACCTCCTTTAGGACTTATATTATATCCATTAGGTATAAGCGTGTTATATTTTTTAATATATTTTTCTTGAGCATTAAATGCGTCTTCTTTGGTATCAAAAAATTCTAATATTTCTTTTTTAAAATTTTCTTTTCCGTATTTTATTTTAGCATTATAAAACGCTGGGCGCCCACTACCTATATATGTATCTTTTTCTGGATTACAAGTACATGACCTATCTCCAATATATTGTTTTCCATTTAATAAATTCGTTGTAATATACACATAATAAAATTTTTGGTCCATTATTTTTATTATATATATTCATTAGGTTTAAATGAAATTAAGGAGTTAATACCAGAACTCCATGTGTTATATTCAGAAAGAATAGAATTAAATAAAGAATGAATAGCTTGTGGTGTAACTTCTTTAAATTTACTTGGAAGATTATCCTCAATGAATCGCATTGCTGGAAGCTGGTCTTGATTTTCCATTTCACCAATGTTAAAATTTTCTTCAACACCAATGCGTCCACCCATTACTTCGTCTTCAAAATAAAGTTGAATTGCGTATTGAGATTTTTTACCACTATCGGTTATTATGGCAATTGGTTCGTATTTAGGACGACAATATTCAAACAATTCAGTTAAATTCCATGATTCGACCATGAAATAAGATGGAATTAGAGCTTTTTCAAATATAGCAATTGATCGAAGTTGGGCCCTTACCAATTCATCAGATAAGTGAAATTTTTGACCCTTTAAACGTCTTGCATTTGAAATTGAACACAATATAACTGGGCATTTCCAATTTCTGTTTATAGCATAAACATTTTCCATTTGTTTAGAAGTAAATGGTTGGCATGTTGTCATATAGATAACCGCTTTCTCCTGTCCTTTTTTAACATCTAACAATGCAGGTTCAAATGCTTTTTGTATTGATGCAATTACTCTCATGTTATCAATGTCAGTTGCTTGTCTTCTGCTTAAAGCATCAATAACAACATTATCTGAACGATTTTCATTTAATCGAATATATTCATCAATCACCTGCTCATTGGTTACTTCTTCGTTTATTAAACCTCGTATGACATTTACGTATGTATTAAATTTTTCAACTGCAGATTCAGACAATAACCCGAATTCCTTTTTTGGTTTTCGTAGAGAAGAAACTATTATTCTAAATAAGGCTTCGTAAATCTTTCCACCTTTTTCTAAGAGGTCAATTGTTCTTTTATTTTTTATTAACAAAAGATTTAAATCACCATAATATCCATAAGCGGGCGGTGTTAAATAATTTGGCTGGACTCCTTCTAATATAGAAGGATTTTTTTCACAAAATTTATTAAACACATCTGATGTTATTTCAAGGTACATTTCATCAGAGGTTTTACCTTCTAACACAGGTAAGTTATATGAATCTAAAAAATTATTTAAATTTAAAAGAATTATGTCATAATAGTCTCTCGAATATTCTAATCTTTCATATGATTCATTCAAAATTTTAAATTCATACGAAACTATTTGCATCAATTCGTTTCCCTTTTTTATGATAACGCCTTCAATTGTGTTTTCTCCAGAATATGTTTGTTCAAACAATTTGGATATCAATTCAGAAAAATTATCTTCATCTAATTTGTCATAATTTCCAGAACCATATTCAATTAAATTTTTTATTTGCTCTTCATTTAGTTTGCCTTCAAATATAACCGGTGGTCTTCCAATGTTCAAAATAGCCGACCATTTTGTTACTTCATCATATTCATAAACTTCTTCTACTTTGTTGTTCTTTCGTAAAGTTATGTCAGTCAATATGTATTTTGGTATTTTTGAATATGTAAGCCTTATGGGTCTTTCGACTGGGGTATATGACAATCCAAATCTAAGACCTTCTGGTATGAGGGTATCTCCTATGATAGTAGTTAATTCTATGATCGCATCTTCCCATACATTGGTTAGAGTTCTTTCAATCAAATTTAATGGAGTGTTATCTTTTTTAAAAAACACAAGCTTATCATCTTGTTTTTCAAATAAGATTCTATATGTATCCAATTTTTCAGTGATTATTAAATTTTCATCACTAAGGAATTTTTGTACATACTCAGATCCTCTTTTTTCTAAAATATCGATTAATTTATTTAACATAGTAAATGATTTTTATTATAAGTTTCAATATTTTTTTCTTATTTTTTCTATAGTTTCTTGTGTTTGTTTTTTTTCCTAATTTTGATATTTTAATTCTTTCACTTCTTTGTTCTTTACGTTTATTTGCTTCTTCAATTCCATATATTTCTACATTTATTTGTTTATTTATATATTAAAAAAATAAGGGGCTCTTGCGGAACCCCTTATCATTTTTAAGTCTTATTTATAGTTTAATCAAATTTTTCTAAGTAATTGTTTTCTACCTTTGTACCTTTAGCATCCACAGCGTTTATAGTACCATCGGGGCTAACTTTTATACCTAAGATTTGTCTAAACCTGGTTTCTGCTGTTGTTGAATTATCGAGTATTAAATAGAAATTAAAGAACACTTCTTCGTCACGACCACCCAAGTTTTTAACTATGTCTTGAATGTCTTGAGCTCTTGTTACTTGATAGATAACATAATCGTCAGTTTCTTTTATTACCTTTAATGGTTTATTTTCCAACCTTCTTTTTATCTCATCAGTAACATCTTGTTGAGATTTAGGTTTTAAAATATCATGAATTGATTCCTTTACTAGTTTTTTCATAAAAAAATTATTTTCTTCCACCACAACAACTTCCTCTTTTTACTCTTGGCGTAACCGGTGTAGAAGGAGTAGAAGATTTTTGTTGATGTTCGTCTTCTGGCTTAGGATTTGGTTTTCTTAAAATTCTTATTCCACGTTTCATTTTTTTCCTGGTGTTTTAGCTTCCTTTGAAACTTTTATGCTTGGATATTTAGCATGAACTGCGGATGCAACCCTTTTAACTAAACTTTCAAGCGAACCAGTGTACCATGATGGCGAAGAACTGTATTGATTTGCTCTAGCTAATGCATTTCTTGCCTGTGCTACACTATTTATAGGAAAATGATCTTTATCATCCTTTACACTTTTACTTCCGGCAGCAAATATAACATTTCCTCTATTTCTTACTTCTGCTTTTGGATTTTTTTTTTCGTCTAAGCGATCAATTTCTTTTGCACTTTCATTTAACTCATTCTTTATCTCATTGATAAATTTATTAACGGAAGAATTTAAAGATTCCTGTAATATAGATGTTATTATATCTGGAGACAATATATCTGCGATTCCACGAGCTTTTATTTCACTATACATTTCATCAATGATGTCATATATTTTCCATTTAAGGTCTGATTGGCGAAGTGTTTCTGAAACAACGGTGATTGTTTTATTTTTTAAAAAGTTCTTTTTCTGTAAAACAGTTGATCCTTTACTTAAAACATCAGAACGAATTTGCATGAATTTTTTACCTTTATCAGAAAGGCCCTCTTCCTTTGTCCAAAAGCAATTCAATTCTGCCAAAAAGGTCAATTGTTCTTCTTCGTTTAAGGAATAAAAATCCACTATGCTATATTTTTCTAAAAGAGCAGAATAGACATCTTTGAATGCGTTTAAAACTTTACCCTCAAGCAATTCAATAGACCTATTTTGTTTTTCTTTATAGACTTGATGAAACTTTCTCATAATAAAAAATTATTTTTTATATATTATATATTAGCCATTTTAGGAAGAAAGTTCATCTGAAATTGTTTTAACAACAAAATGAATTTTTCCGTCCTCAAGTGATAAAAACAATTGTTGTTTTATCTTTTGTGTTGACCAGTCAACATTAAAAAAACCTTCTAAATCCTTTTTTATTTGGTCGATATCAAAATAATCATCGTTGAATGATCGTCCTTTTAACTTTAAATCTTCGATATAATCCAATGCATCATTTAATGAATTTATTGGAAAGATTAATAACTCATCCATTTTGATAAATTTTCGTGAACCTTTCTGGCTATATTGTTTTGTAAATTTTGCAAATTTTGTTTTCTTTTTTTTACTTCTTCTCTTAATTCGTCTCCGTATTTTTCTTCTAGTTCTTGTCTCAATTCATTCATTCCAAATACACACCATCCAGAACCCCCATCAATACAAAGTTTATCAGATTTAGATGAATAATTAAAATCGTCAACCCCTAAAATGGATGATGCATAATAAGATCCTGGGGTTCCTTCCCAAAATTCAGCACCTGGTAAACCAGTATGACTCCCTACAGCATCATCTTTTACTTTTCTTACTATTTGAATTATCCAATTGCCATCTTTATCTTTTTTCATAAGGGCACCGTAACTTCCACCTGATAATTTCGTATCTAATATGTTAGGATTGTTATTGCCTACTAAAAAATTTTGCCTATGTAATATTTTTTTTGTTGTATCTTTAAAAATATCTAGTTTCCATTGATCGTTTTCTTGGTCTTTGAATGTTTTTATAAATTTTTGTAATTCATCGTCTAATTCTTGAATAGATATGTTATTTTTTCTTGCAAAATAACTTACCCTTGCTACATCACTACTGAATTCCTTTGGAAAGTCAAAATCGTATAAAAAATCATTAATTAAAAATGAATCCATCAAACATTTTATTTTATATATCAAAGTTTTACTTTGAACCGCTTAAATGGAAACCTACGTTCTTTGTATATTTTTTCTCTTTCATCACCATGTCTCATTAAATAATTCTTTTTTTGAAACCCACTTCCGTATTCATAATTATCAGAAAAATCAATGACCAACATCATTTCTTTTCCGGCCATCAAACGCATACCTCTACCCAATATTTGTCTAACAATGTATTCAGATTTGTTTGATTCTACAATATAAATATTATGAACATTAAGGATATCAATACCTTCACTAAAAGTCCCAACAGAAGCAACAAGAATAACATTCTCTTCATCTTCCATACGTTTCTTATAATATTCTCTATTTTCTGCCTTAGTGCCACCATCAATGTAATATGTATTTTTTTGTGTATTTTCTCTTAACCAATCATAAATGTTTCTTCCGTATGAGTTTTTTATGTCTGAAAATAAAACTAAGCTATTTTTTGTAGATTTGTTTATAGTTTCACAAACATAAGTAAATCGTTTTCTATTATCTCTTGCTGTTTCTTTTTCTAAATTTAAAAGTTTTGAACCATCTTTTTCATCGCTTTTAACATTTCGTAATTCAAAAAGTTTTTTCTTTAATTCAGCATCAAGGTAATCTAATTCCAATCCTATAACATTTACAGGTGTTGCATTTCCATCGGCTATTAAATCAGATGAATGCAATTCATATACCTTTGGACCCAAATATGATTGTATAACAAAAGAATCGCAGGAATCTTCTTTAGGAAGGGTCCCTGTTAAACCAAATTTATATTTGGCGTTATAACATTTTACAAGTATAGATTTTATTGAATTGGCTTTACCATGATGGCAATTAGACACACATATATTATTTGCAAAATAATTATGATTTGTTTCTTCATCATTTTTTATTCTTAAATTATAAACATCTCCTGAATAATTAATTGGTATTATTTTTTTAATTTTCATAAAAATATTTTTTTACAAATTTATGTAATCTATTTTCATCTGGTTGATTTTCAATTAAATCATAACCAATTTTAATGGATTTAGATTTAAAATATAATTCAGTGATATTAATAATTTGATAATTATTAATATCACACCATTCTATTAAAGCTTTTTCTTTTAATATATTTTTTTCTTTTTTTTGCAAACTTAATGGTTTTATCTCTACAACTTTTTTTTCTTTTACATTTATAAAATCTACTATATAATTATGCCATTCATCTTTATAGAAATAAGGTATTCGTAATTTTTCATATAAAAAATCTGGATTTAACAATTGAAAAAAGGCTTCCCATGAAGATCTAACATTTTGTTTTATAAGTTTTTCGTTTCGTTCAAACGTAATTTTATATCTAGAATGACACCATGAATTTGTTATTTCTGGAGTCCAACTTCCATTTTTAATTCTCTCCTTTGTTAATTTAGAAAGTTTTTCACCCCATTTTTTTCTATTTTCATCTGTTATCTTATGAATTGGATTATTTTTTCCCATTCTTGATAACGATAGCCATTTATTATTACATTCAATACAACAAAAGTCATTATATCCTTTTTCAAATGATTTAAATTTTTTTTTGTTGTTACAAGTATTTAAACGGCATTTAATATTATCGCTTTCATTTAAAAAATCATATAATTCTTCCGCGTTTTTAAAATCAAAATTAATATATTTAAATATAGGATAGTGTTTTACATTTAAAATACCGCCCTTTCTATTAAATAGCTTATGTTTATTTTCGCATAAATAATTATAAATTTCTTGCTTTGACATGGTGTTTATTTTATATATCCATCATATCAAAGCAAACAATGTCATCGTTTTCAGATAATTCATCAACTCTTTTCCAAATACTTTCTTTTGTTAAAACTTTATGATTTCCTGTTATTTTTATAATTCCTTCTTCAGTTTCAATTTCATACATCTGCTGATTTTTAGAAAGATTTTTATAAATATATTCAATTTCTTTTATTTCATTTTCTCCAGATATTTCATTTTTGGTCCAAACCCTTTCACCTATACACAAATCTTTTATCTTTTTTTGTGTAAAATCATACATAGTTATTAATGTATCTGGATGTAAACATTCATCTATACAAACTGCATCAAAATTTTTAAAATAATCAACATTTCTTTTTGACAAAGATTGAAATGTACCAAACGTTATGTTTACTTTATTTTTTTCTCCATCTTTTACTTCTTCTGACACCTTTGCTCCAGAAAATATGCATTCACTTCTCCAGTTTGGTCTTTTATCACAACGATCTTCATATTCATAGAATTTTTCTTCTGTTTGTGTAACTAAATTTATATTGGGGACAACATAAAGCATTTTTTTAATTAACCCTTTATCAAGCAAATATTTAAATATCATAAAAGCTATGAGTGTTTTACCTCCAGATGTAGATATTTCTTCTGTACAAAATCGATATTTTAAAACTGCTTTTACCCCATCTATTTGATAACTCCTAGGTTGAAATTTTTCATTAACAAAATATTCTTCTATCCACTTTTCTAAATCTTCTGGATCATATTCTTTATTAGTAAATATGTCATTAGCGTTTTCAATTTCAAGATGATAATTAAACTTATCGGCAATCTTTTTTATTTCTTGCCAAAGGCCAATAGGTATTCTGTTATACCTATCAATAAATTTAACCTCACCATCCCAATGAGGTACTTTTTTCTTTATTATAAAATAATTATCTACTTTTTTTGTAAAAGAGTATTCAAGTTGTTCAAGCTCCAATTGCGTACTATCCACAACTTGTAAAAATTGTCTATCAGCTGTTACTCTTAACTTCATTTAGTTTTTCACTTATTTTTTCCAACGTTTTGTTAGATTCTCTTTATCCTTCTATAACAATATTCAGCTATAGTTTTGAATATGATATGTTTTAATTTCATTTTCCTCTTAATATTTGTTCTATCTCTACTTTGTATTTTATTCCATAAATTAAATTATCTATGGTGCTTATTGTATCACTTATAAATTTAACATGATTGTCTAATTCCTCTCGTTTTTCAACAATAGTTTCCATTTCGGCCAATATCTGTAGTTCTTTGGTTTTTTCGTTTGGAAATCGTATTTGAGATTTATACGAATAATGGTCATATTTTTCAGACCATTGCTTACGATATGCACGATTTATTTTTTGAAATATAGAAATTAGATAATGATTATACTCAACGGCTCGTTGCCTCTCTGTGTAAATATCCGTCATTAATTCGCTTGTATGAGATATGTCTTTCATTTTTTGGGACATCGATTGAATCTTGTTAGACCATTCTAATCTTTCTTTAGCAAATTTTTTTTCTAAAGTTTCTTCAATATTTTTTATTTCACCTTTTATGAAATCATCAAAAGAGTCTGGAATTGATTGAACTATCTCTGACATGTCTTTTAGTTTTCTGTATATTTATTTCAACTCTGCGTTTTATATTTTTAAGCGGCATTTCTATATTTAATTCTGGAACAATTTCGTCCATATCAAAATCAAATACTATTTCTGTTTTTAATCCTGGCTTTTTCATAGGTCTATTATATCTAATGGGTCAGAACTAAAATAGTTTTCAAAAAAAGGTAAATTTTTATTTTCCTGTTTAGCAAATATCATTATGTCGTTTAAATCCCATTTTTTACGTAACGGCAATTCAAAATCATGTTTAAATTTACTCCACAAAAAAACAGATTCACCATTTTCTATCATCTCTAATGATTTTCTTCTTCCTGTTTCATCATCATCATACCAGTATCGCACAGGGAGTGATAAGGGGAAGCTTTTGTTTGCACCTGTATTGGCCACTGAATTCCTAAACATAAATGAATCAAATGGCCCCTCAAACACGGTTATGGGTTGATTAAAGTTTATGTTTAATATGCCAAACAATTGCGAAATCGTATTTATTTCATCAGGAACCTTTCCTTTGCCCATTTGGTCATACATCTTTGCTAAATTCAAGGTTAAATACTTATTATCTCCAGAAAAAGTTCTTTTTTGTGAACCTATTATTTTTCCTGATGGTGTTAAGTTTAATATTAACACATATTTTTCTGAGGGGCTATAAAGAAAACGTTCTGGATGAAAATATTGTAATCTTGCACTTAACCACGACCAGACAGGAGACTCTTTAGCTTCAATCAGATTGAAATTGTTTTTGAGCTCCTGTCTGTCTATGGCATAACCCTCTATGGTCTTCACATCTAACAGTAACGAAATATCATATCTACCTGATGATGAGGTAGTAAAATCTCCTAAGTTGTTTGAAATGTAATTTATTACATCTAATTCCAAACTTATTTTGTAATCTTTAAAAAAATTATCAACACGTTTAAATTCACCACAATTGAAACATTTATAATAATTGCGGTGCTTTCCTTCTAAAATTATGTTACCTCTCTTTTTATAAGAGCTTTGCATTGAGTCACCACAATATGGGCAACTTATGTTTATTCTATCTCTGTGTACTTTGATTTGTTGTTTTACATTATCAGTAGGAAACCTGTTTGCTAATATGTCTTTCAAAAAGAAAATTAACCTATCAACATATTCTTCATGTGAAACAGATTTATCGTAATCAATATTAACTAAATTGCTACTTATGTTCATGTTTGTTTCCATAACAAAAAATTAAAAAAAAATGGAGCCCAATAATTGCAGGCTCCATTTTTACTTATTTTTACAGATTTTTTAATACGTCATCAAGACTACCTGAAATTCCATGATCAGATACGGTACCAAAATCAGGAAGATTTAATTTAGGGAAATCATGCGATTCGCCTGTTTCAAGGTCTTCAAGGTTTAAATCTTGTGATGTTATGGATTCTCCGCCGCCTTTTTTGTTGTTTTTAACGTCAGCAAAATTTTGAGATTTTGTTGCCTGACCAGTTACGGCAGTAATTACGTGATTAACATAATCATAAGTGTCATTGTCCCATTCTTGGAACGAATATTTACCAAGGTCTGGTGAATTGTCTTTAACCCAAGTGAACACTTCTTGTTTGTTACTTTGTTCAGATATTGGATTTAATTTTCCACCTTTAGGAATGCAAAGAGGTATCCTTTCATTTTGACCACTTAAGAACTTTGATTGGTCATAATTGTTAAATCCAGAAACCTTTGTGATAACAAGAGCAAAAGCTTTTCCTTGTAATATATCGAATGGATCATGTTTTTCACCAATCAGAGGTTTTAATTCTGCGTTGATTTTTTCCCAAATTTTTACGCCATAACGATATACCAAAATCTTGCCTTCAAGCTCTGGTTGTTG